CGAAACCTTAACGTCACTCTCGGACGTTTAACGATGCCTAATTGAGCCTGAAGAAGCTGGATCAACGCGGTGAGCTGCCCAATATCTGTCTGCTGATAAGAAACCGAGCGCGTGCCATCGCCCTGCGTGTAAGAGAAAGACACGCCTTTTGCGCCCGTTGATAATTCAATGTATGCCTGCTGGGCCGTGGTCAGCGCAGCCTGCAATTGGTCACGCGTCATCGCGCCAGCCAATAGACTGGAGTTGGGATTAAACATAGAGGTCCTTAAGCGAGGCGCTTATGCAAAGGTTTACGCTGAGGTTTCTCAGGTTCGGAGATAATGACGCCCGGCAGGCGCAGGTTTTGTTTTTCTTCGGGGTCGACTGGCGGAGGTAAAAGCTTGCCGGCGTCTGCAGTAATACTGTCTGCCAACCCGTTAAGTTTCAGCCCCATATACATCAGTCCACACAGCGCGCCGTAAGAATAGACGCGGCAGTCCAGTGCTTCGTTAGCCCTACCCGGCAACTGCTCCCAAACACGGTAGCGTTGTCCGCCGGCCGTTTTTGTTACTGAGCGCTCAGCCAATAACTGGCCGAAATAATTAAGGTCACGATCAACGGGATAATGCATAAAGCCTGCAGAGGCATTGCCCGCTTCCGGTGGTTCGATATGCAATCGAGCACGGACTGAGTCCTTTGCTGCATTGACGCCCAAGATAATTGGCCTGAACTGCGCCTTGCTGCGAGACGTAGGTTTTTTGGTCGGCCAGACTGGAGAGCGCTTACCCCCGCGGGCTGACTCACCTTTGATTGCCCAGATTCGACGACCTAATCGCTCTTTAGCAAACTCATACACTTTTTGCGTGTGATGCCCGCCGGAGTCCATGCAGGCCGCCATCAGGGTAAACCCACGACCATCAGCGCGACGCCAAACCTGTTTCAGGTAAGCATCAAGCCTTTTCCACGGCTCATCGGTTTCAAGATCACCTTCGATAACGTCATAGGCTATCGACCAGCTTTCCTCGTTACGGCCCCACCCAACCACTTCAATCTCGAAGCGCCCGTCCTGAGTATCAATGCCAGCGGTGATCGCTGCCACGCCGTCAGGCACTTCTGCGGCGTAGACCTCACACCGCTCAACCAGTTTTCTTTCACTAAGCGCTTTTTCACCCCGGTCTTCATAGACTTCACCAAGGACCAGGTTAATGAACGTCTGGCGCATTAGTGCATCGTCTTTCACCCTCAGCCATTCGGCCACCAGGTGTTTCCAGGCGGCGTTAGGGAAAAGACTGTAGCCCGCCCAGATATGAAAACCAGCGTGGCCCTTGAATGGTCGCGTGGCTCGCCATTCTCCGCGCTTCACCATGACCGACAAATCGTTATGGTGGATCACGCATCCAGAATGACGGCAGACGTAATAGGCCGTTTCCGGCAAACCATCCCCCTCTTCATCTTTATCCCACTTGATGCCGTATGGCGTATCAGGTCCGCCCCACTCCAATACCTGAAACTCTCCGCAATGTGGGCAAGGCACGTTGAATTTGCGTTGATCGCTTTCGCCATAAGCCTTTTCAATACGTGATATGCCTTTAACGGTCGGTGTAGAACCCAGCACTATTTTGCGGTTCCAGAAGGTTTCCGAACGCTTAATACCCAGTGCAATTTGATCACCTTCGGTACCGGCACCGCCAGAGGGATAACCGTCCACTTCATCAAACAAGATGACACGGCAGGTTATACGGCGGAAGCCACCAGGGCTGTTCGCTCCCACCAGCGTCAGGTTAGAACCATTGAGGAACTGTTTTTTAAGGATGGTTTGATTGCTGTCTTTCGCCTTGCTGTTTCCGGCAATAGCGGCGAGTACAGGCGTATCGCGCAGCATGGGCGCAATCTCAGTTTTACTGTAATCCTCTGCATCTTCTACACGGGGTTGAACCACCAGTATTGGCGAGGGGTCATGCTGAAGATAATAACCGACCACATGGTCAAGGATCTTGGTATAGCCAACGCGCGCAGATTTCATTACTGAAACCTGAGTCACCAGCGGATCGGTAATGGCGTCCATCATGCCATCTTGATAACCAAAGGAGCGGAAACGGCCGGTCTGCGCACTGGTCTCTTTTGACAGTACAGCGTAAGTGTTGGCCCACTGGCTCAGAGACATGGGTTCCGGCGGTGCAACATCTGACCGGCGCTGCCTCAGTTCTCTGACAAAATTGCCCCAGGCCCCTGAATTAGTCGGCCCCTCGTTTGTCATCTGCATCAAGGCTCAACTCCTCCATTGCCTCATGAACCACCTCCTGCAGCGCCGATACGAACTCTGCATCATTGGTGGTTGAGGCAAGCACCCGCAATCGGGGGCCGTGTTCGGGAGCAATGGCTATGAGGCGGGTACGCATACGTGAATACTCCTGCCCGACTTCTGCGATCATGTCTTTGTAAGGTAAAACCTGACCGGACTTAATTTCGTACTCAAGTTGCGTAAGCAACGCGAGGAAGTTTTCTTTAAGCGTTCGCGCTTCATCGAGCGTCAGGGTGGCACCACTCGAGGCGATCATCCGTTCGACAATTTTTGTCGGTGATTCATCTTGATCGATAGCCGATCTGTTACCTGAGTTGTTACCCTTGGACTTGTTACCTTGCTTGTTACCCTGTTTGTTACCTGCGACATTTTTATCGTTTTTTTTCTCAGGCCGGGTAACAGTTTTTCTGTACCGCTCAATGTTGGCATTTGACGCATCAACATCAATGTCATCATCGACCAGAACCAGCCAACCACGGGCCTTCCACGTGGTTACGGTCTTGCGACTAACTCCGTGAAGTTTGGCAAAATCTGACTGGTTCATGTGTTACCTCAGTTGTTACCTGTTACCCAAATTTCAAAAGTTCATAGCTAGACGCAGAACGCGGCGCGCAATGCCCGTGAGTTAAAAAAGTCCGGGGAAGGACCCATTTTTTTATTGAGAGTCATTATCAAGTGCTTTTCCCTTCCCATGATCAGCCATCGACCTAAGGGGCATTTTTTTAAACGCCTCGAGTTCCCGTCGGCGCTGATCCAGTAGTTCTTCCCAATCTTCACCCACGCACTCAGGAGAATGGCGTAACAGCGCAGAATGATGCACTTCATCCTTTTGTACATCAGGGCTATTTATCTTTTTGCATGACATCTCTTTGATCTCCGATATATTCTTTTAATAATTTTTTCAAAGCGTTGAGGGATTGTTATGAGCCTAAGTATTATCACGAGCAGCGTAGTACTGAGCGCAATAGTTGCAGGTCTTATTGCATTGCTCTCGGGCTATTTTCAAAGGAAGGCGGATGTAAAAGCTAAAACTCGCGAACTGGCACTCACTCTTGCATTAGATGAATGGCGGCATCACTGCAAAATCGCAGAAGGTGGAAAAGTTGGAGTCGGTAGCCCTGACGCCTACCTTTATCGTTACCATCAAATTCTAACTGCAATGCAGCAAAATGAACTGACACCAGAGAAAATCGTAGAAATACAGAAAGATGTAATGTCTCTATCACTTGCTACTCAAGCGGCCACAGAGGAATTTAGAAAAACTCAGAACCTTCCGGCCCCTTTTGAATAACTTTTCGTTAAATTAAACATTTCAACATACGGTTCACACTTACTATGCAGCGCTTCACTATATGTGACGTTGCAATAACGAGCCGCGGTGGCTGCCCCCACATAAAATAGCAAACCATCTGCACAACTGATGTTCCGATGTAGGAACCAATAATGCACCCAAGTAATACGGATGATATTTGATCTAAAAGTTCCATTCACAATATTCCCATTATAAAAGCATTTATTTCGCTGTTCTCAACGCCTGATCGATGGCATTGCTTAAAGCAGCCGGCATAAGAACAGCAGCCATCTTCTCAGCACGATCCATATAACCAAGCGTCGGCTTTACTGGCAGTGCGTCACCAAAGCGAATGAGCAGCTTTGGCATTGGATTCTTAGCTCGTGGTCGTCGTGACCCATTCGCTGAGCGCTTTTGGCGTTTCTTACCTTTACGACCTTTCTTGGCCTTCACTCGCTGCCATACCCCATTGACTCCATCAATATCACCGATGAAAACATCTGGCTTTGCTTTGAGTTGAGAGAGTTTATTGCGCGGCAAGTTGCCGTACTTGTTGAGCTTAATGTCTTTCGGATTAAGCAGCGCCTGACCATTCAGCTTATGCGCGCCGCCGAACTCAAAGGGTTCGAGATAACCCGCAGCAATATCTCGTACAAAAACTTTCGCACTCAGGTTATCTCGCCTGGCTCCAGCAGAGCCGACCGAATTAACCGTAAATGGTGTTGGGTTCTCAAGCTTGCGCTGAAAGGCAGTTTTCTCTGCATTTGCTATCTGACGGACAACGCTGGTCAGCGCCTGTGCGGTAGCAAACGGGATTTGCTTTCGAATGGACTGGAGTTGGGCTGAAAGATCCTTTATATCGGCCATATTTTCTCCAATAAAAAACCCGCCGGAGCGGGTTGGTTTATTAATTAGTAGTCTACATCTGGTTGGCGACGAAAAATTCGCTCAGTAGTTCAAATCTCTCAGCCGCTTCACTTGTCCTTAGGCTTAAGAAGCCTGGTTCAATTTTGCCACTGTACTTTCGGTTGATATACGCGATGACGTCATCAGCCGTTATAGCATTAGGCTCATTCACTTTTAGGACCTTAAACACTGCCCTGTGAAATCTTGTCTCATCAAGTGGGTGCGATGTATGCCATGTGTCTACATTTAACCACCCATCCAGAGCTTCTAGATTCTTACTCATTTTTTTTCCTTTTGGCTACTTTCCTTAAAAATATGGCGTTCATCCAAAGGAATTTCAAGTCATTATCTAGCCCACTCTTAAATGGGCTATGGAATGGCTTACAGGTACTTTTTCGCCAGCTCTTTGAGTTCGTCCTTTGCAGCTTCACCCAACTGAGCGACACCGCTTTCAACGAAGCTCAGTGCTGCTTCGAAGTCCGCAACGCCTGCTTTCACTTCTTTATCTACTGCCGGGATGATGGTTGCGCTGACTGCTGCGCCGGGAGCGGCTACTGGCTCTACTGTACCTGGGTCTTGATCTAGTAATGGTTCGGACATGGTTACTACCTCTGGTGTTTTGATGTCGGCGACTGCCGGTTTAAAATAGATGCTTTTCAGCCATGCGAGAAAGCGCTTAATCATTTCTGTCTGGCTTCTTCAATTTGACGAATCCCTGCGAGCTGACTATTACCCTGGTCAATCAAGGTGAGCAGCGGATCAATCCAAAACACTGCCTGACAGTAAGTTATTCGGCGGGAGGTAGTGGCACTAACAGCGGCTCCAATAGGCTGGCCGGTATCGGAGTGCATTGCGCTGGCGCGTAAACGGTTCGCGTAGTCGTACAGGCTGTCAGCAATGCCAGCAGGGATAGGCAGAGCACAAGTCGGCTCGCTTTTGAGAATCGTTCGATATTCAATTTCACGCTCCTGACTCTTTCCCGTTTTCTGTACGGCGTATTGCTCCGCAGCGCGGGCTATCTGGTTTGACCGCTGGAAGTTAAACGCCTGCGTGGCCACTGTCTGAGCCTGCAAGGCATTATCGCTTTGCAGTTGGTCGACCTTGGCATTCGCCTCTACAAAAGCGCCATAAAAATGAAACGCCAGCGCCAGCAGTAGGCCAATCAGCGCTAAGATAATCAACGTTGCTATCACGGCCACCTTGTTAAGCATCAAGCCCCCAGCATGTCAGCTCGCTCTCTTGGTCGCGGCGTACCACCTGACCAAAGCAATTATTGGACCGGACGTTGCAGTCTTTGCCACCGTCGTGAACCCAACT